ATTGCCCTATAACCTGCTGCTGCAGGAATTACATTTGTTGCAACTGTGACACCATTTAAATTCAAATCAGGTTGATCAGGCAACCATTCACCAAAGTTTATCATTGTATTCTAAATACCTCGTTGCCCTTTTCAATAGTCGTAAATGTCTCATTACCTACTGCTATTGTTGAAAATGTCTCTGATCCTACTGCGACTATAGTCCAATCTTCACCAAGTATCTTGGCAACCACATTTGTTGATGCACTTGCATCTGCTGATCCTGATTGACTAGCAACAAAGTTTGGAGAGGCACTTGTTGTAGCTGATGTATCAACTGATGCTGATGCCACTAATACTAATGTTGCAGCACCAGTAACACTTGCACTTGTATCTATGTTTGATGATACAAACTGA